TGGTGACAAAGAGTGTGTTGGAATGGTGAACTTCACAGGCTTGAGCAGGCGTTTTTCCTTGCGAGTAGAAGCACAAGGCAAAGCATTCAGCATCAGAAATGACAACACCAAAGCATAGGTGCCAATACAAAAGTTTGTGAAAGTCTTCGCCATATATTTTTATTGCTTCTCCTAAGTGCTGGTTCATGCAAGCGTTCCGAACACAACGAAGTCAATGGCTCGGTTGGTCGATTCAGACTGATGTTGTATCTTAAATCCTGTTGACTGCTTGTCATACACGATTGGATTCGCATCAATATCTATACCAGCCCCACTCGTTACGCCAGAATTTGTCGTTTGTGCAACAACAGAATATGCTGCACTAGCCATGGATGCAGTAAATGTAACTTGTGAAGTGCTTGCAGTAAGTCTTGTTACTGATACATTATAAGAACCCGAAAGAATCCGACTTGATGCCGTGGTTGTGAAGCTACCATAAGCCTTTGCCGCTGGTGGCGATTGCCTTACATTGTCTGCCGTTACTAATTTTGAGGCTGTTTCCGCCTTTACTTCAGCTACTGTGCCAACTGCTGCTGTAGCAATCTTTGTAAACGTAACTACACCAGCATCAATAGTGGCAATTCCACTGGCTACGGTAAAGTCACCAAAGTCAGAATCGGAAAGTTTGGCTGGAGTGACATTTGCATCTAGAATCGCCGTTGTGGTAACTGCATTTGCAGCCAACTCGTTGGAGGTGATTCCACCAGCCTTAACAAACAATTTCCCGGCAGTGACAGCAAGAGTAGTTCCAATAATAGCAGTAGCCGTAATCGTGCTTTGATCGAGGATGTTGTTCATCTTCGTGCTAGTGATTACGTCAGTAGCCGTGAAAGTGTAATTAGTATCAATTGCGCCCATACTTTATCTTTGTGAAATGATTTGTCTGTTGGTGACAGAACCAGCCACCTTGATAGAATTGATCTTTGGTGATCCTACGGTCCTTGTCAAGATCATTGTTCCGGTAAAGCCCCTGATACCACCTAGCCTGCACCGGATACTTGCTGTTTCCGCTTCAGTAGCCGTGCTAGGGGTAAGCAATCCACCAAGCAAAGTAGTAGTTGTGCCTATGGTTTGAGCGTCATCTGGATCTTCAGCGGCAAAGGCAATGTTGTATTCCGAGTTCTGGCCCGGAAGGGACTGAATGTTGATCTGAGCGTCAGTAAACCGCTTGCGCTCCATCGTCCCAAGGTCATATCCCCTAGTTGTAAGAGAGGCATTGATCGTCGGAGACACAACAGCCGCAGAGTTATCCACGTTTAACGTGTCATTGGAGCTTTCAGACGCTTCGATTTGGTGCAATCCACCATTGGAGGTTACGGCATAGATGTTGTTCCTCTCGCTTGCGCTGCCAATCACGAAGTCTTTAATCAAGAATCGAGAATCACCAAAGGTATCCAGTGATTCCCACCCTTTATTAAGGAAGTTATACACCAAGATTGCGTTGTTCCCGTAAGAATCACCAGCCCCCGGCACAGAATCAAGTGGGACGGCAAGGTAATACCTGTTCTCAAACAAGATGCCTACTGCCCTGTCTGAGTAATCAGCGTTGATCCTGTCAATGTATGGCTGAATGTTCTTAGACAGCGGCTCCTCAGTGCCTCGCAGGTTGTAGTCATTGAGGAATTCAACCCCATACACACCATCGTCAGACAAGAACAGCATGGCATTGCCGCGCATCACCACGGACTTGCGGGCTAGGCAACCAATCTCAGAGGTGAGTTCCTTGACGGTAACGTCCAGAAGGCTTCCAAGCGTCCCTTTGACGAGATGAAGGCTGTTCCTATTCAAGACAACCAATCCATCGTCATAAAACCCGTGCATCCCCACCACATAGTCAGCAGTTCCACCACTGACACGGAATTGATTCTCAATTTGGTCGAACGTAGTAGTATCTAGAATGTCCGATACGGATATTTCATCAGTGATCTTTCGACTTGTGTATGTTGGCGTGTCAAATGTTCCTGCCTGATCGTAGTAAAACGGAACCCACAATCTACGTTGGAAGTGAATGCCCCAAGGTGCGCCGGGTTGGTGCATGAACCCTCCTCCTACGCTGAATCTACCTCCGAACTCGATCTGCCCAGTGGAACCAACTCCAGTTAAATTCGCGACAGGAGCAAAAAACTTAATATTTGTTGTAGTTGCCGAAGATACTTGGAATTCTTTTCCTACAAGAGCGGTGAATTCTGGAATTGTTGTTTCATAAACCACAATGATGTCTCCGGCAGCAATGGTGACATTTCCGGCAACATCCAATGATACTTCCCCATTAAGAGCATCAACTTGCGTCCCAGATGAATTAAACACTTGTGGCTGGGTGTAAGCCCCACCCGGAGACAAAGTAAATCCGTCAGTGGCGGTAGCAACCGTGGCAACAAATGTCGTGCTTGTCGAAATACTTGCAGCTAGGAACGTAAATGTGTCTTGACCCGTCACGGTAGCAACTACATACGTCCCGTTTGGAGGAGTTCCACCAGTAAGTCCAGCGATTGTGATTGATGTTCCAACTACCAACCCATGTTCGCGGACATTTACCGTTACCACGGTATTTGGACTAGCCGTTCCATTGGAGCTTGCCGAAATAATTGGCCGTCCATTTGGATACCACTCCAAGGCTTGTTGCCCATCACGGAACAACATCACCTTGTCGAACAACTGGATCATGTCAGTGTCGCTACCAAGGGCTTCTCCAGCAGGATACGGAATGTCAGTAATCGCATACCCATCCAAGTCGATCTTCTTAGCAACGGTATCCAGTGCAATAATCACATACTCCTTGTTGCTGTCGTTTGGATCGCTGAATAGGCAGGAAGCCCTGACATTGGCGTTGGCATTGTCATTGATTGGAACCTGAGACAACGTGCCAGCACCAGAAACAGCGGTCGTTGCAGCCGTGACCGGGAACGTCATGGTTGTTGCTGATGCGTAAGTTAAAAGCCTGAGTCCATTAGGATCAGTCCCGGTAAAAGTTAATCCAGCAATTAGCCCGTAGCCAACCGTCCCAATGGCAAATCCATGCCCAGCAGTGACTGTGATCGTTACCACGTTGGTAGCAAGGGAGGACGACGCAATTGTCTTTGAGGTGGACGTAATAACCTCAGAGATTGGCTCGACGGCAGAAACCGTGTATGATCCAGATCCACTGGCAAGGGCATATGTAATCGTTGAGGCTGAAGCCGTCACCGCAGTGAACACTCCATTAGGATCGCCTCCAGCCGTGTAGCCAATCCCAGCAATGTTAAGCGTTGCCCCCGGAGCTAGCCCATGAGCAGAACCAGTCGTCAACGTAACTACTCCAGCGGTAACCGAAGCTGCTGTAATCAAAACGCTTGTCCCTGTCAGTAGGAAGGGCAACTGCAGTGGAGAACCTCCCGTAGTCAACGCACCAGTCCTACTCACCACGTTCTTCCGTGGCTTCCAGTATCCCTCCATGCGCCCATTCAACGACTCCCTCACCTCTCCCTCTTGGAGTTGGTTAAGCTGAAGCCTTTGGTTCACGCGATCAAACCCACGATCAGCAACCTCGCCAACCGCAGAATCCATCGCGCCACCACTCTGGGCAAACTGGGACATTAGGCGTAGTAAACGATCACCACACCGGATGTCAGAATCACTTGGCTGAAGTTGCCACCGATACCCAACCCAGCAGGAAGGGTGATCGCCTGCAGCCTAGACGCTCCAGAAACATTGCCAGAGGCACTAGCCACGGTCGCCAACACAGCATCATTTACCACTTGAATCCAACGGATGTTTCCAGTGTATGTAGTTGCAGCAAGAATAGCTGAGTTGCAAGCTGAGGCAAACAAGCCCGGACCAATTACTGATGTTAACGTTCCCGGAGGAACGGTGCAAATGAGGACTAATCCACGAACCGGAGTGCTTGAACCACTTCAAGTTGCAAAACAAACTCCAGCTGCCGGAATTACAAGTGCGCTTGGAGACGCCACTCCTATGGATATTCCAACAACCGAAGGAATAATTATTCCGGCAAATGAAGGGGTGACTTCCCCAGACGGAACTACGGTTTCATATCTAGGTAGGCAATACACAGTAGATACGGGAGTCCTGCCTGCACGCACTCCCAACGAGCAAGCCGCTTCCGTTGACGCTGGCCTTTCGGCAATACCCACTAAAGGCCCCGTTGGATTCAAGCCAGCAAAAACAGATGAACAGAAAGGTGAAGTTGTAACACAAGAAGAAGCTAATAGGCGGACAGCATCTGGTCTTTCTGTCACGGCGACTCCAGTTGGTCAAGGAATGGTTCGGATTACTTCTCAAACTGGTTCTCCAAAACCATCACCTGTGATAGAGTCCCCTGAATCAAAGTTACAAACGCAACGACTACTTAAACTTGATGAGTCTCTTGGATCGCTAAGAGAGGTGGGAACAACTGCGTCACTTGATATTCAACCGCTAAAAGAAATCATAAACCTTTTAGATACAAATGTCAAAACTGGATTTGGCCGAGAAACATTGATGCAAGCAAGGAAGATTCTTGGACAAGATGTGTCAAACGAGGAGCAATTTCAAGCAATGGTTGGAGCAGAAGCTATGAAGAACATTGCTCTTACTAAAGGCGCAATTAGTGACAGGGAAATGGATTATTTCAAGACTGTATTGTCTCCCAATATGGGCAAGACAACAGAAGGTAACAAGAAGATTATTGAATTTCGTATCAAATACGCGAATCGAGCTAATAAGATCGCCAAAACGGTTTCCAATTTGCAAAAAAACAAGAAAGACCCATATGAAATTCAAGAAGCAGTTGATGAGATCATATCTTCTGAATCCCTTCTTGATAATCGCGGCACTGAGAAATCTGAAGTTAATCAAGCGGCTGAAGACGCAACATTTTTGGGGGGATACTAATAGATAAGTGCATGTCTGAAGAAGAAAACAAGGCGGTAAAAGCTGCGGAGATCATTAAGAGGAACAATGAGTTTCTATCTTCAAAATTTGGAGATGCAGGTGCTAGGCCGATTTCTTCTATTGGAGACATGATTAGTCTCGGGTTGGCAACTGACGAAAAAACGCTGACCCCTGAAGGTCGTCGATATAAAGCTCTTGTTGACAATCAATTCATCAATAAAGATGGAACGATGGCGACAAAGGGGGTGGCCTTCACGACTCCAACGGAAGACCTTTTGCCCACGTCAAAGATGGATGCTGGGACAAATCTTGATTTCGACGACCCAGAGAATCTGGAGAAGTTTTCATTGTGGCAGATTCGTGAGAAGGCTGGTCTTAATAAAAAGCCGGAAGACGAAGGAAACGCCATCTTGAATATCTTTAAGGGTGTTAACGAGATGCGTAAATCAATCGGAGTTGCCATCTCTCCTCCAAGCTACACCGAAGAACAAGAGGAAACCATAAGGAGCGGCGGCATAATGGACGCTCTTGGAGAAATAGTGAGTCCAAAGGGCGGATATACCAAAGAGCAAAGAATTTCTGCTCTTGCGAAAGCAGGAGAGGGGGCTGCTGAAACAGCGGTCACATCATCTGGGAAACTTGGGACATTTCTTGATAAGAATGTCATCAACCCAGCCCGCAAAGCACTTGGGGCAACTGACGAGCAAATCGAAGTTGACAATTTAGCTGGGAAATTTCTCGTGGATACCCGAGACGCTTTATACGAGGACGTTACAGCAGAGAAGACCTGGGACGCGATCACTTCAACGACTCAAGCGGTTGAGATGCGGGCGAAGGCATTGGAAGATTACACTCGTCAACTTGGTCCTGTTGAGGGAGCGAAGAAAATGGCGGAAGTGGATCGTGGGGCATATGCAACTGGCGGGATGGTTACAGATGTTCCAGGAATGGCTGTCACGGCAGCGACGTTTGGCGCAGGAAAGCTGTTCAGCTTGGGAAAAACAATGAAGACGGCAGAGGCACTTAAGAATGCCAGTGCTGCAAACACAAATCTTACTAAACTTGGAACAGCCGCAACCCTAATAGGAAAGAACATTGACGAAGCGACGGCCAGTGCTTCGGTTTTCCAGAAGCAATTGGATGACGCTCTTCTTGTTGGCAATAAAGAAGCTGCCGATTTGGCCAAGTCTCAACTTGACGAGGTGACAGCAACAATTGGCGAGTCGCAAGCTAGGCTGGGATTGGTAAATGACGGGATCAAGCTAAACGAAAGCGTTGTTCAAAGCGCATCAACCAAAATTGACGATCTTAACGCTCCCAGCATGATTGGGCGGAAGCTGACCAGCGGGGCAGTAAAAAAAGTCGGGGATGCGGCGGATGTTCTTGGAAATGGTGTTGCAAAAGTTAACAAAAAGATACGCGCACTTGAAAGAGGACTTGGTATTGGAAGACTCCCGTATCTTCTTCATGCTGCCAGTGCCGCCACGCTCGGGTCTGGATATGGAATATATGGGGCAGCAAGTGCCGCCAGACTCGGACTTCTTGCAGCGGAACCTTTGCTTAAAAAAGCTGCTGGTTTTGCCAACATTGTTGGTGACGAGATGCTTCAGCTTACGAATAGCTCTCCGTTCTGGAGGCGTGTTGCCGCAAATGAAGACGCTGGCCGCATGACGAAGGCATTTGGTGGGTTGATGGACTACACGACTCCAATCACGCGAGGGGTTGTTGGCGCGGCCAAGGGGACTGCCCAAGCACTTCCCGCGATGACAATGTATGAGGCGATCAACTCGCAAGGGCTAGACGAGAACGCAATGGAACGTGCGGGAGCGGGAGCTTTTGTCTTTGGATCTTTTGGCCGAGCGATTGGAAGTCGAAATAACTGGAACCAAGTAAAGAATAACGAGTTCTACAACTTTAGGAACAAGGTGAAGGAGGCCAGTCCTGAAGCGTTCCAACAATTTGAGGCTGTCCCATACAGGGACGTTAAGCAATTCGCGTCTTCTATTGATGCTGCTTACCCCGGAATGTTTGATTCTTGGAGCTTTGTTGAAAAGGGGAACAGCAAGTTTGATCCAGTAAACAAGCAGGCAACAATTAACTACAATGATCGTGCAGGTATTGTGAAAGCTGCGGCTGCTCACGAAGCTCTTCATGGTATTCAGTTCAAGCATCAAAGCGATGGTGCTGTGGCATCTCTAATGCTTGGTGACGAAACGCGCAAGGGGCTTGTCCGCGATACGGATGGGAATCTTGATCCTGAGTTCAAGCAATTTTGGGATGAGTATAATTCACGATTGGACGCACAAGGTTTGCCAAAGATCGACATTAACGACGCAGCGATTGAGTATTTTACCGACAACGGCGCACAGACACTATTTGAGGATGTTCTTGGAGGGAGCGTGTATAAGGCTTCACAAAAAACTCCTCTCAGGCGCAGCATTGAGAGCGTGTTCAAGTCAACGATGGCGGCGACTCCAATCGTGAAAAACCTCCACTTCAAGCTTGGTGGAGCAACTGACAATCTTGGTCGTATGGTGGATGGTTCAGGGTTACTCGCCAAGGGCATGAAGGAGCTTCCAGAAGTTAAGGCAATGATCCGCAACATGTATCGTGAATCTGCTGGGCTTCCAAAACAAGCTCAGAAGCCACAGATCATTAAAGATGCTCCATCCCAAGATCCAAAGCACTATAAGGGCGGTGAAGTAATCAGGAAGGCCAATGAGGAAGCCGTCCAAGGTGGAACTCCGCTTCCAGATAACGTGCTTAATCCAGACGCTAACGGGAATGGGGTTGGATACTTGACGGACAATGTAGCCAAAAAACTTGAGGAAGCCAAAGTTATTGCCGATGGCGACTATTCCGAAGTTGTTGCAATTAACGAAATTATGGGAACTCCAGTATCGTATCTTCTTACGAACAAACCAGAGTTACAAGGGCGATCAGTCCAAGTCGAGGGGATCACATCAAACAATGTTGTTCCAATTAACTGGGAGTTGAAAAATGGTCGTCTTTATCTTGTCGGAATGGACATGGTTCAGTTGAAGTTGAATATCGCAAAAGCAACAAAAAGCAGTATTGCGAAAAAGCTCGACATGAAATACGCTGACATATTAAATGATATTGACAGTTCAGCACTGCTTCACGCAAAGAATCAAACTACGGACGCATACTTCCAAAGCAAAGACCCAAAAAACTGGGAAAGGCGAAAGAACTTCATCAACTCCGTTCAAGGTCTTCTTACTGAGTCGCAAAAGAAAACCAATCCTCTGTTTGACAAAAGGAATCTTAACAAGACTTCTGGTATCTACCGGACATTTGCATGGGACCGCCTTGGAGACAAAATCCAAATGACTGGCGAGGTTGCTATTCCTTACGGGCAAAACTCGTATTATAGCTTGCGAGACAACTTGATGCCGCAGCCTCCACGGATGAACCGCAATGGGGAGCTTGTTAAGGAGATACCACCAATCTCTAAAGGTAAAAAACCAGTGAATTCAATTTCACCCTTGATTTATGGAGCTTCATCGCGTCAAATGCAGCGGGAAGAGAAATAAGCAATGACCGATGATCCAAACGAGAAGCTAAAAGCGGAATACGTTGACGAACGAGAAGACAAGTCCGCTTGGTTTCTTGAGGTCAAAGAACGTGCGAAGCTCTCTCCGGGCAACTGCGTCGAACACTATGCCCCAAACAAGGCTGCAATGGCCCTGTGGCTGGCCGCCCCAAGGCGAGGGTCGATAAGGCGTTCAAATATCTCCTCGTCGCCCTCCATCTCCTGAATAGCCTCGATATAGTCACGGATACCAAATCCTTGACCTTTAGATCCCGGCCCCGGCATCCATTTCCCGCTCTTCCATTCCGCCCAGTCACCAACGTCAACTCCCGGCCATTCGCGGTAAACCCAGAAGGTTCCCGTCTCGTCAATTGCGATCCAGCACATGAACCAGTTCTTCGCCCCAGCAGGGTCAATAACGTGATAGCGCGTGATGTTCTTGGTTGGTATCTTGTCTGGTGAGACAACGTTGATAACTTTATTAAACTTGGGGAACTTAGTCGCCGCCGCTTTTGTTGGGATTCCATAAGCTCTGATTAAGATTTCCTCTCTTGTTTTTCCAAGTAAGGTTTGTTTTATCCGATCATAACCGCCAAACGGATTATCTTGAGAGTGGAAGTAATGAATGGTTCCCTTGATGTTTTTGCATTCTAGGATCGTGGGGACGATTTCGTTGTTTAGCAGTTCCGCCTCCCGACTTTCAAGAACCTTAGCACCATCAAGATATTGCTTTATTAGCTCAGTATATCCAAAAATTGGAGTAAACGTAAGCATCATCTTGCTGTTTCTGGTCGCCAACCGAAATCTTAACGTATCAACCAGTTCAGGGCCACCAAGCATTTCGTCGCACCAAGTCCCAATGTTAAGCCACGTCGCCTCTTTAGATCCAAGCTCCGCTCCCTCTAAAATGGTTGAATTGTTTGCGAAGGCAGCGTAAGTCTTAAATGAAATGCGCGATCCGTTTGGCAAAATCAAAGAATTGTCAGTCCACCCGTTCTTTCTTGAATAAGAAAGATATGTGTTTTGACTTGTTTGCTTGTTCTTAAATTCCGCTGGCATCCAGTCATATACCGCCGCTTGTTGCTGCCGAATTGACACCTCGGCGTTTTGTGCAAAACAAAAGATGTCGGAATTTGGGTTTTCAATAGCCGCCTTGACTACAAAGTATGCCCCTACTTGAGTTTTTGAACTGCGATTCCCACCGCTAATAAGTGCTTCGTTTCTTGTTTCAAGGCATTTCTCAAGTTTTTTCCAGTTTTCAAACTTCCACCCATATCTAAACGGATCTTTTGCCGCGTTCCGAATAGCCTCTTCACGAATTTGATGGAATTCCATCAACTCTCCAGCATCCATGTAAGCTATTTCCTCATCCGTAGGAATGGCTAGGATTGGATGCTCTGTCCACTTCAACATTTGGCAAACTCCCCTCTGACCTCTTGAGCCTTACGCATATACGCATTTGCCGCTTCTTCCTTGGTTTTGAACCTTCCTAGATTGACGCTTTTCCGATCAACCATAATTTGCCCTCTCCATTTTTGCGTTGTCTTACAGAAAACAACTCCTTTCATCCCAGAAGTATTATTCTTATTACGACCACGGTTGAACATGTTTTCAGATCGGCTAGCCAATCTCAAGTTGCATATCTTATTGTCAGACTTATCTTCGTTTATATGGTCAATATCGCCAATAGGCCATGAGCCATTACAAAACGCCCAAGCTAATCGGTGAGCGTAATGCGGCTTCCCATTGATCCAAATTGAAACGTATCCGCGCCAATTTGCGTGTCCCGCGACATCTCCAGCACTACTTGTTTTTGTTTTGATCTTCCAAATAAAAATCCCGGTTTCTGGATCGTAATCCAAATAATTGGATATATTCTTGACATCCAGTATTTGTTCTGGCTTATTTTTCTCAGCACTTTTCATAGTCATTTATGTTTTGTGTTAAAGCGTCTTCTGGACCACACATCCGGTTGACGCTTGATTTTTATCAGAAGCTATTTGGTTCGTCAATGATTTCAACATCAATGGCATCACTCTTGATCTTACTGGCAATCCGAGCCTTTGCATCAAAAATCATTTTAGCCGCATCGTCAATACTAGCCCCCTTGCGGTGTTCCACGATTGAGGATGCCATTCCGGTAAGTTGCGCCGCCTTGTCGGTCAAGATGCCCACCGTCACCGCTAGCTTGTCAGGACTAATCTTAGCAAGCTCCTCGGGATTATCAAACAGCTGTTGGGAACGCTCAAAGAGCAGATCCGTGTAATCCTGCGCTGCAATCGCGTATCTCATCGAGAATTCCTTGCGCTTTGTCTCCAGCGTGTCGTTGTGCCGCCATTGCAGGCCCCTGATGGTCTCTCTGCCAAGCCCTGTCTTCTTTTGGATGTCGGTTATCCTCGCGCCTTGTGCGGCCAGCCACAGGGCCATTGCAGCCTTGTTTGGGGCATAGTGTTCGACGCAGTTTGAAGGATTCAACTTTGCACGTTCCTTGACCTCAAGAAACCACGCGGACTTATCTTCTCGCTCGTCAACGTATTCTGCCTTGAGCTTCTCGTTGGGATCATCATTCATAGTGTCGCCTGATAAACATCAAACACCAGTTTTACTTCAACTGCAAGTTTTCTTTTTTATCAAACTCTCTAAGTGCGTTTTGTAATTCAGCAGAAAACTCGGGATCGCTTGATGCTTGGTTAGCCAGAGCGGTAATCCCCTGCCTTGTTGTAAAAGCGTTTTTGAACATTTTAACGTAGGCATCGTTAACATCACCCGGCGAAGCGTTTCTAGCAAGAGATCTTTTCAATCCATACCGATCACTTCCAGTTGAAAGCATTGCTGCTAAATAACGATTCTTTCCAGCAGAAAGAATTGGTCCAATAGGGAGGATAAAGGTCGTCCCTGTCTCCCCTCTAATTGTTCTAAGCCCACTGGATTTTGCGGAAATGTCAGCTATGGTGTTTCCCTCATAAACCTTGGCCAAATCATAAATGAACTGAGCGTCTGATTCACCAAGCACGGTTTCTAGTTTCTGAGCAAATTGAGATTTACCAGTTGGAGATTCCCAATCTGCAAGAAACTTTCTTGCATCAAACAAAGGCGTGTATGGCGCATTAGCAGAAGGGATTCCACCAGGGTATTCATCAAGCAGGTTCCGCATGAAATCACCCTTGAATAGATTTCTTGATTCTGGTGAAGATTGGTTGAGCTTCACCATTGTAGTTTTTGTTTCTCCAATAGTCGTTCCTTTTGAAAGTATTGATTTAGAAAGTAAGTCTGGGTCAATATTTTCAAAGTTCCCTTTTTGTGCAGCTTTGAATATTGACGACCTTACTAGATCTTGTTCTTGTTTTTCCAAGGATGTCCTTTTAATGATTCCGCTAGCCACTTCGTCTCTCGCGTCTTGACTAAGAGCAGAAGAAAAAGCGTTTAGATCCGTAAGGGTCATCTCTGGAACATTTGACGACTTTAGGACTTTGAGCTTATTGTTCAAGCTGTCAAGACCCTTGGCTGCCAAGTTTGACTTGTCGCCATAAAGCGAATCAAGCATTCCTTGGTCGTAATCAAGACGAGCAATTCCATTTTTGTTGCCCATCCCAAGATTGTTAAGATATTGAAGGCGCATCATTCCTTGAAGATTATTGGCAATTCCAGCTTGAGTGGGGTCAGCCGATTCAAGTTCTTTAGCTGCACGTAAAACCCGATTAATTGTAAATGGCTCCTTCATAACCAAATTAACAACATCCCTTGGTGTTGTTGCTTGCTCTCCAACAATCTCCTTGAGGACTCCGCCAAGCGTGTTTCCTTCAAACGCACTTCTAGCCCGAACCAATTCAGTTGCTTTCTGGAACTCATCTCCAAGATTCTTAATCGTTCCATCTGGATTTATTGCATTGAAATTACTATAAATCTCCCTTCTCGATTCCGAAAGTTTAGACGCAACCTTCGCTCCTAAAGCGTCTTTTGTTGTTCCACCAACTGCATTATCTGGACGCGCATCGTTAAACGATTTGATATAAGAGTCAAAATCCTTAAAGCTCAAGTCGCCTCTTTTTTTGATTGATTCAATTCGCCCTAGTAATTCGTTTGATTTGGCAACATCTTTCTCGCCAGCAATTCTTGCCTCAAGATTAGAAATTTCTTTTTTATCTGCAATTAGCGACCTGAGCCTATTTTCAACACCATTAGTAGCAGACTCATCATATGCTTTTTTAGGGTTCGCTTGTTTTTTTATTTTTGACACAAGATCAAGCAAGTCTTCTGCCCTAATCTTAAATCCAGCTTCATACGCGCCTAATTATATCGGTTTGGGTGGTGGTGGATATAATGTTCTTCCTGTGATTACAGATCAGCCATCTGCCGAAGAATTTAAGGCAAGGCAACGCGAGGTTATCGGCCAACTTTACAACGCTCCAGTCAGCAAAGATGGTCGTATGTCAGAGCAACTACCAGCCGGAGTCAGGGCAGGTGTTGGAGCATTGCCGACTCCCGAGTCAGAACTCCAATACTTAAAAAAAAGCTATCCAGATTCAAACATTGTTCCAATTAGTGTTGGCGGCAACACCGAGTATTTGATAAAAAATCAAGACGGAACAAGTTTTACAACACTCGACAAGGGTGTTGCGGGAACGGCAGGAATGCTTGCTGTTGAGGCTCCGCTTGCTGTTGCTGAAATTGGAGCCACATTAGGAACGCTGGCTGCAACTAAAAGTCCAGTCACAGCAACCCTTGCTGGTGGAGCAACAAGAGCCACACTTGGACCCGTTGCAGACTATATAACTAGAGCCGCGCTAGACATGCCACAAAGCGTGGGTGAAAGCGTTTTGAGGCGCGGAACGGAAGCGGCTATTGGAACGGCACTTGGACTTGGAATTGATGTGATTCCGGCATCAGTAATTGCAGCGAGAACACCAAGCAACTTTAAGAATGAGTTTCTTAAGACTTACGAAAAATCAGTCAAAAGGTTGAATCTGCCATTGTCCGCTGTTCCAGCTGGCGCACAGTTCGGCAAACAAGGGCTTGAAACGGCTCAAGAACTAAGCGGTCAATTCCCGGGGTCTGGAATCGCTAGCAACATGAGAAAGGCGCAGGAAAGCATTCGCACTCTTTTTGAAGGATTAAAAGGGAGCATTCCAGCCACCGCGAATGATTTTAAATCTATTGCGGTTAATCAAGATGGGCAACGTCGCGCTCTTTCAAACAGCATCGCCAGAAACAACAACAAAAATGTTGCTCTTATTGATGACGCAGTAAGCAAAATACTGAAGCCTCGAGCAAAAGCAAATGTGGACGATTTAGGTGGATTTCTAAGAGGCACTATTGAATCAGCAGAAAACCAAGCAAAAAAATCAACAAGTGAGCAGTATGACGTATTAGCTGATGTTGCTAATCAAGCTGGATTTCAAATGGAAGCAAGAGAACTAATTGATATTCTTCCTGAAATTAAAT